TTTTTTACATTTTATCACTGGCGATGACAGTGGAATGCCACACTGGGAAGTAGGTGGAAACTGATATGAAAATCAACATTTTGGGCACGGATTACGCAATCGTGGAACTGGAGCGGAGCGACGATACCCGGCTTGAGGGAAGCGACGGCATTTGTGACGATTCCGTGAAGGAAATCACGCTTGCCAAGATTGAACGGGATAGGGACAGCAAAACAGATTTGGGGCGTGTCCGTCAAAAGATTCTGCGCCACGAAATTACCAACGCATTTCTCTGCGAAAGTGGCCTTTCGTGTTGCAGCGAGTGGGCCGAAAATGAAGTGCGAATGAGGGTAATCCCGTGAGCTATCTCAAAATCAGCATGAAGGACAACTTCTCTGCCCCCCTGATGAAGAAATTGCAGCGGGCGGGGCCGAGGGCGGCGTACGCTGTGGCGGTGCAGATTGAGAGCGATACAGAGCCGTTTGTTCCCGCCCGCACAAAGTCCACGGTCAACAGAACACAGGTTATTGACAGTTTTGTTATTTACTATGGGCCGAACTCCAGAATGCTGTACAACGGAAAACTCATGATTGACCCGAATACTGGCAGCGCGTGGGCACGAAAGGGCGCAACAAAAGTTGTTACCGGGAAAGACCTAAATATCAGCACAGCGGTACACAGTCAAGCACAATCCCACTGGTTTGAAGCATCTAAGGCCCAAAACATGAAAAAGTGGGAGCGTGTGGCAGGGAGGGCGATAGACCGTGAGTTTGACAAGTGAAAAGCCTGTGTCTTATGTGACGGCGGAGGAAAAGGACAAAATCTCCCGCAACGTCCTGATCTGGCTAAACACCTTCCCAGACATCCCGGATGCGGTGCTGGAGGGGAATCCTATGACCCCCATTAACTTCGAGTTTCTGATGGACAACATGCCCTGCATGGCGCTTTCCACTATTCAGGCCCCTTACATCGTGAAGCGGTATATAGTGGGCGGTTACAAGGCGGAGTATCAGTTTAAGGTGATCTACCGCATTATACCCGGCAATACCACCGGCCCAGACAAGCGGTTAAAGGCGGACGAGCTTCTGGACCACCTTGGGGACTGGATGCAGAAGGGGGCGCCGGAACTATGGGAAGGGCTTCGCGCTCTGCGCGTTGAGGCAACGACCCGGTCTTCCAAGTTCGCTGAATATGAAAATGGCGATGAGGACCATCAGATACTGTGCAAAATGACCTACGAAAATTTATCAACGGACGATCCATGGTTTATGTAAGGAGGAAACAGACAAATGGCTTATAAGTTTAATTCGCCTGCTGGTCAGACCATCGACCGAAAACTGTATTTATGCTGCGGCAACAGCGGCACCTACGAGGCCCCTAACTGGGGCAGGCTGGGCAAGCGGGTGGAGGACAGCTCTGCCGAAAACGATTGGGGGGAGGAAACCAAGCAGGACATTCTTGGTGATACCTACACCACCATGAAGACCCCCGTTATCTCCCAGACCTTCGATCCCTGCGAGCTGGATTCCGGGGATGAGTACCAGCACTATGTATGGGAGCTGGCTGTGGTCGATCAGGACGCGCCTGCGCTGTGCAATCAGGACCTCCTGCGCATCCACCTTTATGCGGTGGATGAGAGCGGCAACGCCTTTGCTGAACGCTATCCCAGCTCAATGGTCAAGCCCTCCGGTCTGGGAGGCGCAGGCGGCGGAAGCCTGACCATGCCCATCGACATTACATTTGGCGGGAAGCGCGAAGTCGGGACCGCTTCTGTAGCGCCGGACGGGACTATCACCTTTACGAAAAGGGGAACGGTGGATTCTGAATGAAAGAACTTGTTTTTGATTCCGGCGTTGTATCCTACTCTCTCAACGGAAAATGCGAGGTTTCGTTTAACCCAGCGGACCATGCCTTTGCCGAGCGGTTCTACAGCGCCGTTGACGAAATGGGAAAGCTCCAGGACGAATACGCCCAGAAAGCGAAGGAGCTCCAGGAGCCATCCCAAGCCTTCTCCCTGGCACGGCAGCGTGACGAGGAGATGGGAAAGGTCTTGGACGGTCTGTTTGATGCACCGGTGTGCGCGTCCGTGTTTGGGGATATGAGCCTGTGCGCCTTTGCCAACGGTTTCCCGGTATGGCTGAACCTGATGCTTGCCATTCTGGATGAGATCGAGGCCAATATCGGAGACATCCAGAAACAGGCCGACCCGCGTATTGCGAAATATAAGGCCAAGTATCAGAAGTACTCCGCCAAGTTTCACAAATGAACTGGACTCTTCCGGATAGCGCAGAAGTCCAGGGTGTGACATATTCCATCCGTACGGACTACCGCTGTATTTTGGACATCCTGACAGACCTATCCGACCCTGAAGCAGACGGGCAAGACCGGGCGCTGGCGGTTCTGATAGGTCTGTACCAGGACTTTGACGATATGCCGCCGGAGCATTACGAAGACGCGATACAAGCCGGGCTGCACTTTATCAACTGCGATTCCGGCGACGCGCCCCACAAGGCACCGCGGCTGGTGGACTGGGAACAGGATTACAGCCTGATGATCGCCCCGATCAACCGCGTGGTGGGGCGGGAGGTCCGCTCTTTGGAGTATATGCACTGGTACACTTTTCTTGCAGCATATCAGGAAATCGGCGACTGCACCTTCGCACAGGTGGTTCGTATTCGCGACCACCTGGCGCGAGGGAAGGCAATGGACAAATCTGACCGGGAATGGTACCGGAAGAACCGGCACCTGGTGGATTTTAAGAGGAAGTACACCAGCGCGGATGACGCGCTGATGAAGGAGTGGGGCGGAGGGCTTCCGTAAGGAGGTAAATATCTTGAAAAAGTTTAGAGAAAAACACCCGGATTTCCCCATGTGGATTTCTATTTCTGCGTTAGTAGCTTCAATAGTAATGCCCATCCTGCGAAAATTTCTGGAAGGAATGCTTTGATGAGTGCGGCTATGGCAATTCCTGTAGTAATCCAATATCTGCGAGATTCTTTCCATTGTTTCTTTTGAAGGTTCTTCGTGTACCGCCAGTACTGCGCGACATCTGGAACAGTTTCACAAACGTTTTCCAACGGGAATGTAGATCCTTCTTCTATTTCTATTGGAAATCTTTTGTCAGTGCGAAAAGAAAGCATTCCATAAGAGTTTAAGGTAGAAAATTCTTTGCTTAAGGAACGTTTATCTTTTAACCATAGACCATACTTTTCTATGCGTCTCAATAAGCGCTTTTCTTTGGAGTTTAGGTAAATCTCTTCAACTGGTCTCATTTCTTCACCACCTTCCCCTCGCATTCTACCACACAAGGTTGCTTTTTGAAAGAAGGTGTTCCACATGGCAAACTCGACCGCAGACGGCAGCGTAGTCATTGATGTGAATATGGATGTCAGCCAAGCGGAAAAGCGGCTGGGAAAGCTGCGGGACAATATCAAGAAAACGGAAAAAGAAATCGCCGATATGACAAAGGCGCGGGACGAGGCTAAGGAAAAAAGCCTATTTCAGGCCGCGCAGATAGAAGAGGAGCACCGAAAACTCCAGGAAATCAAAGATAGGCTTGAGGAAATTCGAAACCTATCAAAGGACAAGAGCATTAGTGTGGACAAGCGTGAAGCGTATGCCGCACAGCTCTCTTCCGTCAAGCAGGAATACGATGAACAGAAAACGCGCGTTCGGGCCTTGGAATCCGAATGGAATAAGACTGAAAATGCCGTTGATTCCTACAACAAAAAAATAGTTGCCTCCAATCAGAAGCTTTCTGATCTGAAAGCCGAGGCGGGTATCCTCACCCAGGAGATTGACAAATCATATAAGTCTCAGGGGCTGTTTAAAAAGGCTGCGGAAGCAACCGAAACATCCATGAATCGACTTGGAAAGCGTATTCTTGGACTTGCCTCCAGTGCGCTGGTATTCAACGTAATTTCCAGGGCTCTTACCTCTCTCCAGCAGCTGACCATGAAATACATCAAAACCAACGACGAGGCCCGGCAGGCCATCGCTCAGATGAAGGGGGCGCTGCTCACCCTGGCCCAGCCGCTCATTGAGGTGCTTATCCCAGCGTTTACGCTGCTGGTAAACATCCTGACTCAAATCATCACCGCCGTGGCTCAGTTTGTATCTATGCTGTTCGGAAAAACGCTGAAGCAGTCCAAAGACGGCGCAAAGGCCCTCCATAAGGAGGCCAACGCCATAGGCGCGGTAGGTGAGGCGGCAGACGAGGCGGCCGGGTCCCTGGCTGGGTTCGATGAGATCAACACCATTAACACCGAGAACGCGAAAGGGGCGGGCGGCGGAGGAGCCTCTACGGAAGATGAGATCGCGCCAGACTTCTCGTGGATGGACAGCATGGACAGCGGATTCCTAGATAGGCTGAAAGAGATTTCTGACTTGGTTGGCCTGATCGGGGCTGGGTTTGCTCTTTGGAAGATTGGTTCTATGCTACCTGGCGTTTTGGGGCAGATCGCCACCATTTTAGGCAGCATCCTTATGACGGTCGGCGGGTTGCTGCTGTTCTGGAATGGATTAACGGACGCATGGGAAAACGGCGTTGATTGGCTAAATCTGATAGAAATGATCGGAGGGTTAGCTGCTGCTGCATTTGGACTATACACAATATTTGAGGCAATACACCCTGGCTTGGGCAAGATTGCCGCTGGTATCGCACTGGTAGTTGGCGGAATAGCGATGCTGGTAACCGGGTTTCATGATGCAATGGAAAACGGATGGAATCTGGAAAACACCCTGCTTTCTATTGCAGGAATTCTTGCAACAGGCCTTGGAATAGCACTCATTACCGGATCTTGGATTCCTCTTCTGGTTGCTGGCATTGCTTCCGTTTTACTTGCCTTGACAATCGCCACAGGGCACGGGGAAGAACTGCTCGACGGAATCCGAACCATCATGGAAGGATTTGTCGATTTCTTCACAGGCATCTTTACGGGCGATATTGAAAAGGCAATCGGAGGTATATCCAAAATCTTTGACGGCCTTAAAACAGCAGTATTTGCTGTCATTGACGGTATCAAAGACACGTTGCTTTCGTTTCTTACATGGCTGGATGAAAAGACAGGCGGCAAGTTTCACGGAATCATTGAGGCTGCAAAGGGTTTTGTGACGGAGTTTTTTACCAGCACAAAAGAAACCCTTGCAAATGTTCTGGACGCGGTGAAGCAAATTTTTACGGGTATCATTCAATTTTTGACCGGTGTTTTCACCAATGACTGGGACACAGCCTGGGAGGGAGTAAAGAACATTTTCAAGGGCGTGTGGAATGGCGTGGTTTCCATCCTGGAGGGCGCAATCAATCTGATTATCAAAGGTTTGAACTGGCTGATTTCCCAAATGAACAAAATCAGCTTTGATGTTCCAGATTGGGTCCCAGACTGGGCGGGTGGTGGGAAAACATTTGGCATTAATATCCCATCCATCTCTGAAGTGCAAATCCCCCGTCTTGCCCAGGGTGCAGTCATCCCGCCCAACCGGGAGTTTATGGCGGTGCTGGGGGACCAGCGCCACGGCACGAACCTGGAAGCCCCGGAAGATTTGATCCGAAAGATCGTCCGGGAGGAGGCCGGGGGCAACGACAACACCGCCCTGCTGCAATCAATCCTGTCGGCGATCAAGGACGGCCATATCATTATGGTGGATGGTTCTGTTTTTGGCCGGACGGCAATCAAGACGATCAACAGCGTCAATACATCCGCTGGGAAGCAGCTTCTTTTGATCTGATGTGTCACATGGAAGTATTGAAAATCAACGGCGTGGACTACTCCGCCCACATCGAGGCGCGGGGCATCGGCTGGAGCAGGAACGACGTGGACAGCGAGAAGACGGTGCGGGTGAAAAACGGGACCCTGCGCCGGTACAAGATCACCACCAAGCGGAAGCTGTCCTACAAGCTGGTTCACATGACCAGGGAGGAGCTGGCGGCGCTGGACGACGCCCTAAGCGCCCCCACCTTTAGCGCCTCCTACCTGGACCTCCACGGCACTCAGACGCGGACCTTCTACTGCCCCTCATTCTCCGCCACCCAGGACAGCGCATACAGCCAGGACGGGGAGTGGAGCGGGGCGGCCTTCGACATGATTGAGGTGTGATATGGCCCAGAAGACGAGCGAGCTGTGGAAAAGTCTCTGGCGGACGCGGGGGACCACGCGGGAATACAAATTTGACATTGCCGGGACCGTCTACGGCCCGGATGTGGAGGTCACCCACAGCGTAGACGGCGGCCTCTATGAGCAGTTCGGCATCGGCGGCGCGGCCACGGCCAAGCTGACAATCTCCCTGTTCGCGGAGACGATCCCCCGGTCGGCTGTCATCAAACGGTATATCCGCCTGCGGAATGGGGAACAGGCCAGCGAGTGGCGGCCAAAAGGCGTATTTTTCACGAACCGGCGCAGCGAGGAGGACGGGTACTGGACGGTGGAGGCCTTCGACGCCATGCGAAAGGCGGAACGGCCTTGGGAACCGGACCAGTCCCTGAGCTTCCCGCTCTCCATGCCGGCGGCGGTGCGAGAGTTTGCACGCCTCATGGGAGTGGAGATTGACCCGCGCACCCAGTTAAATCCAGCATATACCATCGACTACCCCGCCAGCGACCCGGAGAGCGATACAGGGGACTATTACAGCATCCGGCAGGAGTTACAGTGGATTGCCGCCGCCCACGGCGGGAACTGGATCATCGCAGATGAGGGGAAACTGCTGCTGGTGCCCCTGCTGTCCATCCCGGAGGAAACAAATTACCTGGTCACCGAGTACGGCGGGGCCATTACATTGGGAGGGGTGAGAATACTTGTTTGACAAGCACTTTGTGGGTCTGGACTTGACGGGGGTGGAGGACAACGGCCTCCAGCGGCCCATCTCCCGCGTGACGCTGCTGCTGGACAACGAGAACAGCATCACAGCCGGGGATGACACAGGCCTGGAGCTGCTGGCGGACTGCCCCCATGCCACTCAGGCGATGGCCAACGCTATCCTTGCCCAGATAAAGGGGTACAGATACCGGATGTTCAGCGCGGACAATGCAGGCCTTGACCCCAGCGCGGAGCTGGGAGATGGCGTCACCGTCGGCGGCGTATACTCCGTGATTTCCCGGCTCAGCGATGACGGCAGAGGGTATGCAGGCATCTCCGCGCATGGTGAGGCGGAACTGG